CGACTCGTTTGATTGGAAAAGAATCCTTTCCTTTGTTTGAGTGGCTGAATTTTATCGACGCCCATTTGCTTCAGGCCCGTCGTGCCGAATCGGTGCTTGAGGCCACCGAAGAAATTCGCAATCTTGCGGCATGCGCGGTGGCGGCCTTGGAGGAATATGGCGCACGGATAAGAACGCCAGAACTCAACAGTCAAGCGACGCTCAACGAGTTGATGAACCCTCAATCGTTGCCGACTATTTCAGCTTCGTATACGCCGCCGACGGCAACGCCAACACGTTGGTCAAAGGCTCAGTCTCGCGACAAAAAAGGTTCAGCAGATCGTCGGACTGAGAAGAAGCATCTGAAGAATGACGATGATGACGACGATCTGTATGGTATTGGCAGTCTCAATCTCAATGACGATGATGACGACGATGAAGATGCCGAATCATCCTCGTAACAACGATGCTGTGGCGTCCATCATTTATTTGACACGATGAATCTTCTGTGGTATCATTATTTGTATGGAGCGTCGGAAACATTCGATGTTCTTTGAGCCGACCCGATAGGCGGCCCTGAACTACTCAAGGATAACGGCGACCTTCTGCCAGTAAGTGTTGTAATACGAGTAGAGACTGGCATCTCTTGTCGAGCGATAAGAGTTGACATAACATGATGCGCATGGTATTATGTATATGTATTCGCGAGTTGCGAATCGCAAATCGAGCCCGCCGCGCTGGTCGGGTATGTTCGATTCTTCAATGATTAGACCAGCATGTAGAGAGTGTTTTTTATTATGTCGAACAAGTCAAAGTCCACCTCGGTTGCCGCTCGTATTCTCAAGTACCTGAAGACCGGTGCGGATATTACTGAGAATCAGGCGAAGTCGAGGTTTGGCATTGTCAATGTCCGCGCTCGTATGTCGGAGCTTCGTCAGGCAGGTTTTGCGATTTATCTGAATGAGAAGACGACCAAGGCGGGTAATGTGATCAAGGCCTATCGTCTGGGCACCCCGAGTCGACTGATGGTCGCTGCGGGTAATGCGGTGCTGTCGAATCCGGGGTTTGATAGTGTGCTGAATTATGCACAGTCGAACGTGTCTCGGTTTTCGGGCTCGGCCGTCTAGGGTCTTCCGCCCAATATAATCTCATGAGTCCTTTGTGAGATTGTCCGTGACGGGTGCGGCTCGGTGCCCGTCACGGATTATGTGTTAACACTGATGAGCGCAGAAGCGCGAAATCGTGGCGACGAGCGACGGAGGTCCAAACGCCACGATTTGTTAATAAGACGGTGATTGCTATAATCGGAGGTTTCTACACCTCATTGGGAGGTCGTTCAACGGTAGGACAGTGCCCTTTGAAGGCGCTTATCATGGTTCGAATCCATGCCTTCCAGCCACTTAACTACTTGTCTCCGCTGTTTATATTATAATTTTCTATATACTGTCGCGGCAAATTATTGCATTCATACCGTCGCGACAGTATACCGCACGATATTCTTCCTCGCATTTTCTGAATGATTCTATCGCATAATAAATATATAAAATTGCAATTTCAAGGAGTGATTCATTATGGCTAAAGTCCAAATCCCGATCGAAGAACTACGCAAACGAAAATTAATGATCTGCACGCCCATGTATGGAGGCATGTGCAACGGTCCCTATACAAAATCTCTCATCGAACTCAATACTGTCTGCGCAAAATACGGCATTCAGGTGCAGAATTTTTTCCTCTTCAACGAATCCCTCATCACACGCGCCCGCAATTATCTGGTTGACGAATTCATGCGGAGCGATGCAACACATCTGATGTTCATCGACAGCGACATCGACTTCGTGGCTATGGATGTGATCGCTCTACTGGCGCTGGATAAGCCCATCTCTGGCGGCCCGTATCCAAAGAAAACAATTGCTTGGGAGAAGGTCTATGATGCGGTAAAACTCGGGCTGGTCGATGATAATCCTAATCTGCTGGAAAATTATTCCGGCGATTACGTGTTCAACGTCATGGCAAACACCAAAGAGTTGGCGATGGATGCGCCCGTGGAGTGCTTGGAAATTGGCACGGGATTCATGATGATTCGTCGTGATACCTTTGAGAAGTTTCGCGAGGCCTATCCCGAGTACTCGTATAAACCCGATCATAACCGTACGGTTGCCTTTGACGGGACACGAGAGATTCACATGTATTTTCAGGCACTGATCGATCCCGAATCGAAACGCTATCTGTCAGAAGACTATATGTTTTGCCAGTGGTGCCGTAAAATTGGAATTTCCATCTTTCTGTGCCCGTGGATGAAATTGAAACATGTGGGAACGCATATTTTTGGGGGTTCCATGCACAGCCTTGCGGAACTGTCTCACAAACAGCGTGACGCTCAGTTTCAAACGTCTGTGGCGCGAGATATGAGCGAGGTTGTCTCCCACGGAGAGGAACAGAAAAAGCCTATCGAGACAGTGAAGGAAAAGCATGGGAAAGCCTGACAACCTTCGAGGATGGTATGGATTTGATTTTGACGGCACTCTGGCCTATCATTCGAATTCATTCCCACATCGTAATGGAGAGCCGATCACACCGATGGTCGATCTTGTAAAAAAATTGCTTGCCAAGGGCTGTGAAGTGAAAATCTTCACGGCCCGAGCATCCACGCGTGATAAGGTGGCACGTCGTATTCAGATTGATCTGGTTCAAAATTGGTGTGAACTCCATATCGGTAAACGTCTGGAGGTCACCTGCACTAAAAATTTTGAAATGATTCGATTGTATGATGATCGTGCCGTGCGGGTCATTCCGAACACGGGAACTATTGTTGAATACCACGGAGAACATCCATCGTGGGAATAAATTCTGAGTTCGATGTGCCCGCCCTCTATGGATTCTGTGGCTTTATCGGAAGCGGAAAGAACACCGCGGCATCGTTTCTTCTGAACCATACACAGGGTCAAGCGCAAAGCTTTGCGGGACCACTAAAAGATGGCGTCGCGGCGATATTTGGCTGGCCGCGCGAAATGCTCGAAGGTCAAACTGAAGCCTCCCGAGCCTGGCGAGAGCAGCCCGACGAGTTTTGGAGTCGCGTATACAATCGAACCGTGACCCCTCGTCTCGTTTTGCAAGAAGTAGGCACCAACGTCTTTCGTCAATATTTACCGAATATATGGATTGAAGCATCTGCACGACGTGTGCAGTCAGACACCACAACTGTCTTTACCGATATGCGTTTTGGTAATGAGAAAGAGTGGGTCGCCTGTCACGACGGCACTTTGATTTGGGTCTATCGACCAGAGATGCCGCATCTTTCTGCCGATATGTCTCGTATGGTGCGGCAGTTAGTCGATCAGCATGATACACTTTCGGATGAACATATTCGAATCGTGATTCAAGAGGTTTGCCGGTTTGACTCGACGCATGCCAGCGAAACATCGTTTCTTTCTGATGGTGTGTATTTCCCTCATGTCGTGATTAAAAATACGTCAACACTTGACGATTTGTCACTGATGACACAGCATATTCATAGACAGAAAACGATCAAACTGCCTTTTGGAGAAATGATGCCATGGGGTAAGCGAACACTCTACCTCTCCATGTTAAACGGCGACTATTGGTGGGAATGGGTTACGGCGCGCGGAGAGGACCGCTATTGCGTCTACAACAACGATCATAAATTGGTGAGCGCACTCACCCGAGAACACAATGGCGATACGTAAGAGTATCGACCCGACACAAAGCCCGTGGGTGCAGGTCACCGACGACTCTGGAGAGTCGGTACACGCCATACGAACACGGTGTCGTCATTGTTTGCACTATTACAATTCTCATAAACCACCCATCTGGGGTCCACCCACCAACGTGGTTACTCCACAAAAATGGTCTGACACCGATCAACATTTTCCGTGGTGTGCTTGGCTGGCGGTTTATTCCAATAATTGATCGTTACGTTTATCTGTGCTATACTTGTTTCTTGATTAATCTAATGTTTTCTTTTTGAGGCTTTGACTATGACCGATTATAATGTTAGTGATTCGACGCTCAAGATTTTGAAGAACTTTGCTGCCATTTCATCCAGTGTGCGTTTGCGTAAAGGCACGACTCAGCGCACGGTGTCGTCATCCAAAAGCATGATGGCCATTGCCGAGTTTGACGCCGCATGGCCGCTGGAAACGCCCATCTATCAGTTGCCTGAGTTGATGAGCAATCTATCCTCGTATGAACAGCCTACGCTGACGTTTGAAGAGACGCAGTTTGTGATTCGAGGAAAGGACTCTCCGTCGCATGTGGAGTATCCCTATTCGGACGAGTCGGTGGTTATCTCGCCTCCTGAAAAGAACTTCGATCTGAGTAACCCATCGGCAGTCTTTACGCTGCCGGCAAAGGCGGTTGCTGAAATTAAGAAGTTCTCGCAGGTCAATAATCTGCCAACTGTGACCATCGAGCTTGATGGTGGCGAGAAGTCCAGTATTGTCGTCAAGCCGATGGACGAGAAGAATCCGGCCACGAGATCGTATTCGTATCCGGTCTCGGCTGATCCGAAGCGTGTTGACCGATTGGTTGATGGTATCAAGCAGACCTTCAAATTCAAGCGCGAACACTTTGATCTGTTGCTGGATGGTGAGTATACGGTCACCGTCGGCGCTAAGTGGAGCTACGTGTACTTTCAGCATCAATCGACGCCCATCTCTTACTTTATTGTGCTGAAGTCGTAGGCATCCGATGAACCCGCGTGAATTTTATGTTTGGGTGGAAAAATATCGACCGCAGACGTTAGAAGATTGTATTCTGCCATCTGCGCTCAAGCAGTCGCTTCGGGGTATTCTGGAGAAACAGGATACTCCGAATTTACTGCTCTCTGGTAAGGCGGGCACGGGCAAAACAACCGTAGCCCGCTGTCTCGCTGCGGACCTTCAGATGGACGTGTTGATGATCAATGCGTCCGATGAAAATGGTATTGATGTTCTGCGTTCCAAACTCAAAGACTTCGCATCGAGTATGTCTTTTGAGGGCAAGCGTAAGATGATTATTTTGGATGAGGCGGATTATCTGCATCCAACATCGACACAGCCAGCACTTCGGGCATTCATGGAAGAGTTTAGTTCGACCACATGCTTCATTCTGACCTGTAATCATCCGAATCGAATCATTGCGCCATTGCATTCGAGGTGTAGTGTGGTGGATTTCAGTGTGCCTAAAGCTGATCGTGCGTCGGTGATGGCGCAGTTTGCCAAACGTGCGTTTCAGATTCTCGAACTTGAGGGTGTGACGTTCGACAAGCAGTTGGTGATGGAAGTCTTGCGTGTCTACTTCCCTGATTTCCGTCGTGTGCTGAACGAGATGCAGCGATTCAGCGGCGGAAATGAATTGTCTCGGGAGGTGTTGTCGCAGTTATCGGACAAGGACATCACAGAACTGTTTACGACACTTGCCGCACGGGATTTCAATCAATTGCGCAAGTGGATTACTCAGCATGACGATATGAATGAATCCGCATTCTATCGAATGCTGGCTGATCAATTGCCATCCCGTGTATCGACGGCAGATCTGCCAAATAGCATTCTTCTTTTGGCAGACTATAGTTATCGAGTTGCGTTTGCAGCAGACAAGTCCCTGAATATGCTGGCGTGCTTGGTTGATATCATGTTGGGTGCAGAGGTCAAGGCGTGACCGCTGGCCCGCAGAAGAAAAAGAAGACGAGCAAGGTCTTCGAGTATCTGAAAGCGGTCTCACAGACGAAATCCGTGACACACTTGGAGGACCTTGATTTCGATGATCAATATATTCCGTGGCTAATTAATCGTGGGCTTTCGTATCATCAAGATTCGGTGTTGGCCGCCAATACGATGAACGAGCGCCCGTGGTTATTGCCCGCGTTACAGTTTCGCTTTCTTCTAAATACAATACGAGCACGATCGCGCTATAGTACGTGGCTCAAAAGAAGTGATTCTGTGGATGTGGTATTGGTGGCGGAATATTATGGTTGTAGCGTTCGGCATGCCCAGTCCCTCCTCATTTTACACTCGGATAAACAATTGTGTTCCGTACGAGCAAGGCTCAACAAGGGTGGAGTCTTGACGAAAAAGGGTATCGGGTATGCTGAATGAATATATTCTTCCACCGCGCATTGCCGAGATTATCCACAATTGTGTTGAAATCAGGCTAAAATCTCCGAATGACTTTCTGAAAATCAAGGAAACGTTGACGCGTATTGGCATTGCGTCATACAAAGATCGAAAGCTTTTTCAGTCGTGTCATATTCTTCACAAACAAGGTTACTATTATTTGGTGCATTTCAAGGAATTGTTTCTCCTTGATGGCAAAGTGCATCAAACAGTATTTGACGAGGGGGACAAGGCGCGACGTAATACGATCGCGAATCTGTTATCGGATTGGGGATTGTTAGAATTGGTCGATCCCACCCGCAGCGCGGCCCCCGTCTCGAAAATGAATCTGATCACGATCATTTCATTTCGTGATAAAGAACAATGGGAGTTGTGCGCCAAATATGAGATCGGCAAGAAGCGAGTTTAAATAATTAGCAGTCTAGGAGATAATATTATGGAACCATTTATCGTAGAGAACATTATTTTTTTATTGATTGGCATCGGTTCTGGTGTAGGCGTTGCCATGAGAACGCACTACATCAATCGAAAGTTTGATGATTTGAATAGGCGAATCGTGAACGAGAGCAACAGAAGGTGGCGCGATACCGATCAACTTCGGCGCGATGTCGACAAACGCTTTGAAGACGAAAACAGAGTGTTCAGTGCTCTTCTGGTCGAGCTTAACGAACGCGTTGATAAGCTTACCGGCGAGAGGAGTGATCGTCAAACTGCGGAAGAACATTGCGCGTGCTATGGCAACGACTGCGTCTGTAAGTGAAGGTGTAATAGTCGTTTACTCTGCGAAGAATATTACAAAACTTTAATCGAAAGGAAACACATGTTCGATATTCTAATCGTCGTTTGTCTTCTGTATCTTGTTTATAGTCAACTTCAGTTACAGCCTGGAATTAATCTCCAAGCAACTGCGTCTCATGTCTATCAGGCACTGCGTAAAGGTGTCAACAAGGTCCGCGCAGCGTTGATCAAAGCCGCCGGTCGCGTCAGTCAGTAATGCCCGTATTTCAACTAACAGTATTTTCGAATGGTGATGATAAATGAGTGATGTAATTTTTTCTCCTTCTTCTGTATCAGCGACAGCACAGATCGTGCATCTCACATCAGGTGAAGATGTGGTTGGCATCGTTAGCTTTGACGAGGCGCGTTCGGGATACGTGATTCGAGACCCCGTCTCGCCGCAGGTTGAGGTCGATACACAGAAAGGTGCGATGCGTTTGGGACTGCTGCCAATTCGTCCCTATTATGGTTCGGACAAGACGAAAGATATCTTTATCTCGACGCTTCACGTTCTGTATGTCACGAATCTTTCCAAACAGATGGAAGAGGCGTATCGTCAGTATCATTCGAAGATCGTTCTACCCAAGCTGGACTCGCTGTCTTCGTTGTTGGCATAGGTATGGGAGGGGTTGCGAAAGCAACCCCTTTCTCTATGAAAATCTGTAGGAGTGTGTTATACTTACTCCATGCGACACCCGCTACTTAAACCAATCTTCCTTCCTCGCCTCACGCCAGACCTTCAATACACACACACCACCACCATCGGTCAGAATGTGCTTGTTCGTGCGCGATCGGCCGACGGGCGCGCACACTTCATCAAGACAGACTATCAGCCGACATATTATCTGCCCACCAACGAATACACCGGCGAGGCCTCGCTCGACGGCACTCCATTGATGCCACATGTGCAGGACTCCATTCGAGACGGCCGAGACTTTCTGTCAGAACATCCCGACGCATTCGGCAATATTCAATGCGAGTATATGTTGTTGTCCGATGTGTATGGCGCGATCGACATCGTGCCAGAAATGGAACGACTGCTGATGTGGAATGTCGATATCGAAGTCGAATCCGAGCAGAGTTTCGCACCACCCGAAGATCCATATAATGCCGTGACCGCCATTACGGTGATGTGGCGTCACCGCGGTCAACGCGGCACGATCACCTATGGATTGCAGCCGTATGTCGCAGCCGAGGGCGTCGAGTATGTGCAGTGTGCAAACGAGAAGGCGTTGCTGAAGCAATTCGTTCAAGACTGGCGCGAGGATTATCCCGATATTCTGACGGGATGGAACGTGCAGTTCTTCGACATTCCGTATCTGGTTGGTCGCATCACACGAGTCTTGAGTGAGTCCGCTGCAAAGTCTCTGTCGCCGTATCGGCAGTTGACTGAACGGAAGTCGATGTTCTATGGGCGTGAACAAACCGCCGTAGAAATTCGTGGGATTGCGACGCTCGACTATTTGGAACTGTATCGTAAGTTCACCTTTACACAACAAGAGAGTTATCGACTCGATCATATCGCACACGTCGAACTCGGCAAACGCAAGATCTCCTACACAGAGTATTCGTCGCTTTCCGCCTTGTATGCGGAAAACTATCAGAAGTACATGGACTACAACATTCAAGACGTGCAGTTGGTGGAGTCGTTGGACGACAAAATGAAACTGCTCGAACTGGTGTGTGCATTGGCGTATAGTGCCAAAGCGAATTACAACGATACATTCCGTCAGGTGCGTTTGTGGGACGTGATGATTTATCATCATCTTCGTGCGCAGCATCAACAGATTCCGCCCAGAACATCTGCGGATAAAGATGCGCAGTATGTCGGCGCGTATGTGAAACCCCCACAGGTCGGGCAGCATGCGTGGGTCTGTTCCTTTGACGTAGCCTCCATGTATCCACACATCATTCGTCAGTGGAACCTGTCACCAGAAACATTGGTTGCCCATCGTGTCTCGACACTGACCGTCGATGCGTTGCTCGACCGTATCGATGTCAAGGATTATCTATGGGATGGTGATCACGTACCCGAGGGCTATGCTCTCGCGGCGAATGGGGTGTTGACGCAGCGAGACAAGGAAGGCTTTCTTCCCGCAATGCTCAAGACGTTGTATGCTGAACGTATTCGTTTTAAGAACCTTGAGACGGAGGCCAAGAAGCGTCGAGAAGTTCTCTCGAAGGATGATCCACAGTATGCGACGCTGACGAGGCAAATCTCGGCGTATCATAATCAGCAGTTGGTTCGCAAGGTCGGTCTGAACTCGGCCTACGGTGCGATCGGCTCCAATTACTTTCGATACTATGACATGGATATGGCGGAAGCGGTGACACTCACGGGGCAATTTGTGATTCGTGATGTGGCCAACACGGTGAACAAATATCTCAACGCAAAATTTCACACGATCAACGAGGATTACATTGTGGCGTCGGATACCGATTCCATTTATGTGCGACTGGAACGTATCGTGGATAAATATAAACAGTTTGCGCCCACGGCTTCAATGGAAGATTGTGTGCGAATGCTGGACAAATTTTGCAAAGATAACATCGAGCCGGTGTTGGCGAAGTCATTCGCACAGATTGCAGAATATCTACATGTCGCCGTGCCCTGTCTGTCGATGACACGCGAAGTCATTGCCAACAAGGGCGTCTGGACAGCGAAGAAGCGATATATTCTCAATGTGTGTGACAATGAAGGTGTGACCTATCGAGAACCCAAGTTGAAGATTATGGGCATCGAAGCGGTGAAGAGCAGTACGCCGGCGCTGTGTCGTCAGATGATTATTGATGTGCTGAAGCTCTTTATGAATCAGACGCAAGAAGATGTCTGGTCGTATATCAAGGTGCAGCGCGAGGTCTTTGGTCGTGGCAAGTTTGAAGATGTCGCGTTTCCTCGATCGGTGAATGGTCTAGAAAAATATAATACCCATGATCGAAAAGGTTGTCCGATTCAGGTGAAAGGTGCACTCATTTACAATGAGCATATTGCGTCCACGAAGAAGCATGAACCAATTCGAGACGGTCAAAAGATTCGTTTTGCCTACCTGCGGGAAGGACGAGGGAATCCGTTTGGTCGTGTGATTGCGGCACCCGATGGCTGCCCTCCAGCATGGAAGATTGAAACGATATTGGATTACGAAACTCAGTGGCAGAAATCATTCTTTGAACCGATGACAAGCATTTTAGAATGTGCAGGATGGACTGTGGAGAAACAAGATGTCTTATTCTGATGGGCTGACGCTCTATATTGATGGTGGGTGTAGTGGTAATGGTCAGCGTGATGCCAGTAAGCGCCGCATGGTTTCCGTGGTGACGGATGAGGCCGGCGTCGTGCTATCAGAAACATTATCCGACGGGGGTTCCAATAATATCGCAGAGTTGATTGCGGTGCGCGATGCGATTCGCTGGTGCGGCATGAAAGGGATTCATCAAGCGCATGTCATGACCGATAGTCAAAATAATCTGTCGTGGACATTCGGCACAAAAGTTGGCAAAGGCATCAATGATCGTCAGACCGTGCTGGCGATTAAATCAGAAATTACTGCGGCATTCATTGCGGGATTCGATCTCACGCTGACCTGGGTCCCGCGCGCAAATAACTTGGCGGGACACTACATCGAACGAGTCCACGCTCTTTAGAGGAACCTTATGTTCAAATCATTTCCGTGGATGCGTTTCTTTCTCTTTGGTATTGGGCTTCTGCTCTCGGGTGTCGCCGCGTTTTATTCGGTAACTGGGCTTGCCTATATCTTTGCCAGCACATTTTGGCCAGTGGTGATTATGGGCACCACGCTGGAAGCCGCAAAACTGATCGCCGCGTCTTGGGTTTTTCGTTCGTGGCGAGAAGCGCCAAAGCTGCTCATCGGTTATCTATCGGTGGGTGTGATGTTGCTCATGCTCATTACTGACATCGGCATTTTTGGATATCTGTCTCGTTCGTATCTCGCGCAACAGGCACCGCTGACCCTGTTGTCGAGTGGACGGGATGCCGCCGAACGAGAAACCACACTGGCACGACAGCAGTATGCGCGTGACGAGGCGGCGCTGAATGCCTTTGTGACGGCGAAGACGACGAATACTGTCATCGAGAAACTGACTTCGGTAGAACGTCTGACGGGTAGCAATGGTGCGGTGGCGGTCATGCGATCGCAGCAAGCGATTCAAAAAGAACTTCAGACAAATCTGAAAGTTTCGTCGGCGACCCTCTCAAACGCCGAGCGCACACTCACAGAATTGCAGCAACAAACACAGGTGCAGCGTGTCGACGTCGGTCCCTTGCTGTTCGTCGCAAAGACGTGGTATGGAAACGATGAACAATCCAATATGGATGTCGTCGCAACAGTATTCATTCTACTGATTCTGGTCGTGTTCGATCCTATGGCGATCGCCTTATTGCTCGCCGCACAAGCGAACATGGACACTTCAGCGGCCACGGACACCAATACGTGGAGCGAACCCGAACCAGAAGGCCGCACGATCGCCTATAGTCCACCCGATACCTCGCTGCCTCGTGAAGATGACATGGAAGCGCCTCGTATTTCGACCAATCACGAGAATCCTCTCGTGGGGGTGACTGCACAAGACATGGGTCCGGGATTTATGATTGGCACACCGATGCAACATGCATTTAAGACCAGTGCGGCACACACGCGTGTATCCGAGGACACTGCACCAATTCTGTCGTCTGATACCGATACTGAAACATTGGGAGATGCCAATTTAGACGATACGACCCTTGCCATTGAACGACCAAAATCTGGTCAGCGTCGTGCTCGCTGGAGTCCAAAAAGTTAATTCGGTTTTCCTTTGTCTGTGGTATAATATTCATATGTCCAAAAGTTTCTTCACAACGTTCATTCGTGACCTCGGCGATCCTGACACCACCGTCGCCGCTGATGGTGTCTCGTCATCTGAATTCACCGGTCATATTGATACCGGCAGTTACATTCTGAATGCCGCTATGTCTGGTAGTTTGTATGGCGGCATTCCTAACAACAAAGCGGTCATCTTTGCGGGCGATCCAGCGACAGGCAAGACCTTCTTTGCATTGGGCATTGTCAAGAGCTTTCTCACCGACAACAAAGATGGGCATGTCTTTTATTTCGACACCGAGAGCGCCGTCACCAATGAAATGCTGACCTCACGGGGCATCGATATTACACGGATCGCCAAGTCTGAACCCGATAGCATTGAGAAGTTCCGACACATCGCCTATAAAACACTCGATGCGTATATGCAGTTGCCTGAGGATAAACGGTTCCCATTGCTCATGGTCTTGGATAGCCTCTCGGCATTGCCCTCTAAGAAAGAAACAGAGGATATGGCGACCGAAAAAGATGTGCGTGACATGTCGAAGGCGACCTTGATTAAGGCTGCGTTCCGTGTGCTACGACTGAAACTCGCAAAAGCTAAAGTGCCATTGGTTGTGACCAATCATGTGTATGCGGTTATCGGTTCATATTTTCCCACTAAGGAGATGGCCGGCGGTCAGGGCGCAAAATATGCAGCCGATACCATCGTGTTTCT